AACAAGAACGACCCGCTGACCTTCGCAAACAAGGTCTGGGGCAACACGCCGTCGACGGCGGCGCAGGAGCAATGGCGCACCGTGCTCGGCACCAAATACCAGCCGTTCGCCGAATTCATGGACGTCCTCGCGCAGGCGGGCAAATCGAACGCCTACAACGCCGGATCGCGCACCCAGCCGCTTTTGAAGGCCGACGAGATCCTGTCCGGCGGGGCGAAGGGACAAAGCGCCGACGCGCTGGCTGTTTCCGACCTTCTCAAACCCCTTTCCGGATTGGGAAAAATCAAGCGCGGCTTGCAGCGCGCCATGCAGGATCCCGAGGCCGAGGCGAAGTTCCTGAACGACTTTGCCGACATCCTGACCGGCCCGGAAGGGCGCAAGCTTCTGACCGACCTCAAGAGCGCGAAGACCGGCATCGCCCGCACCCGCGCGCTGAACGCCTTCCAGAAATCCATCGCCGGCACGCCGCTGGCGGAGGACGCAGGCGAAAAGCTCAAATCCCTGAAAAGCAAAAAACCCGAGCCCTCAAGCAAGGAGTAGAATGGCAAAGATCGCACCCTCGCCGGGCAGGTACCGGTTATTCGACGCAAACGGCTATCCGGCAGCAGGCTGGAAAATCTACACCTACGAAAACAAGACCACGACATTCAAGACGACCTTTACGGACGCGGCCAACACCACGCCGAACGCCAACCCCGTGGTTTTGAATTCCGAAGGCTATGCCGATATCTGGCTCGACGCGGGCGCCTACACGTTCGAGGTAAGGAAGGCTGACGGATCGCTGGTCTGGAGCCGGGACAATATCTCCGGTGACGCGGCCAACGTGTTCGGATCGAGCGTCGTGGCCCTTTCGAACAACACGCCGATCACGGCCGCCTACGAGAACAACCTGCTGGTCTGTAGCGCGGCCCTGACGCTCACGCTGGCCGCGCTGGCCGACCTTGGGCAGGGCTTTGTCTTTTCGGTGCGCAACGCCTCGACCGGCATCGTGACGATCGACCCGGACGCGGCCGAGCAGATCAACGGGGCCGCGACTTACATCCTCTATCCGGGCCAGAGCGCCATCGTGGTTTCCGGCGCCACGTCCTGGAACGTGATCGGATCGGGGCAGGCGAGCGCGCCCAAGACCCTGACCAACAGCATCGGCACGCCGAACCTGACGCTCGATCAGTCCTACAACCGCGTCCCCGTCCTGATCGACGCCTCTGCCGCCGCCTGCAGCGTGAACCTGCCCGCCGCCGCTACGGCCGGCGCGGGCTTCGTCCTGATGCTCAAGAAGGCGGACACGTCCCCCAACGCGATCACCATCGACCCGAACGGAACCGAACAGGCCGACCGGGCGGCGACCATCGTGCTGGCGTCCTACAACGACTCCATCGTCCTGCATTCGGACGGCACGAAATGGGAAAGCTTCGCCCGGAACATCCTGCCGCCCGCGCTTTCCTCGCTGCCTGCCGCGATGAAGGATCGCGTGCTGTCCGGACTGACCCTGTCCAACAATGCCGCCGACGCCACGAACGATATCGACATCGCCGCCGGTTTCTGCATGTCCGACGACGGCACGACCCTTATCACGCTGGCCGCTCTGACCAAGCAGCTTGACGCGGCATGGGCGGCGGGCACGGCCGCAGGCGGGCGCGATACGGGCGCCATCGCGGACAACTTCTGGCACGTCTGGGCGATCCACAACCCGGCCACGGCCGTTTCGGACGTGCTGTTTTCCCTGTCCGATACCGCCCCGACCCTGCCCGCCGGCTACACCAAGAAAAAGTGCATCGGCACGATCATCCGCAAGGCCGGTGCGATCCTGCTGTTCAAGCAGTACCGCGACCATTTCCTGCTGACCGACCCGCAGATCGACTCCAACGCCTTCAACCAGGGCACGGCGGCCATACTGCGCACCGTCAGCGCCCCGCCGAACCAGATTGCCAACGTCAGCGTCAAGATGGCGAACGGATCCAGCTCGGGAGCCGGCTTCTACGTCCTCATCACGGCCGTATCGCAGATCGACGCCGCGCCGAACGCCTCGAACTGCACCTGGACGCCGGACGTGACCACGTCGGCCGACTCGGCTGTCTCCGACATGTGGTTGCCGCTCAATGCGCTCTCGCAGATCCGGACGCGCCAGTCCGTCTCTGGCGCGAACGATCGCATATGCGTCCGAACCCTCGGCTGGCGGGATACGCGCCTATGATCCCCGTCCTCGTCTTCGCGGCCCTCATGGCGATCAAGGGCGGATGGCTCGGCCGCATCCCCGGCTGGACGGCTTTCCAGAATTCTAACATGGCAACAGAACGGATCTTCGACGGATCTATCATTTCCGCATGTCTGGCAGGCCTCTACGTCGGCATGATCCACGATCCGCTCGCTGGCGTGGCCTTCGCTCTGGCGTGGTTCACCGGCAATGCCCCGTCCATGGGCGAAGAAGCGGGCGCCATCGGCACGTACCGCCGCGGCTGGGGCGATTACGTCGAGGCGGGCTTTCCCCGCTCCATGGGCTGGAAAAAGGGGCTGCAGCGCGGCGTCTTCCTTGGCGCATGCCTGACCCTGCCGACCTTTCTGGATGATCCCAGCCCTTGGTTCATCCTCGCCGGGGCGCTGTTTCCTGCCGTCTATTGGGCGGGTCAGAGCCTGCACTACGCCTTTCATAAAACCGACAGCTGGGCCTACGCGGAGCCGATTTACGGCGCGGCGCTGGGCATCGCTGCAATCTCGTACCTGGGGGGCTGATGGAAGGAGAAATAGCCGGCGCGGCCGGTAAAGGACTGGTCAGCCTGTACGAATATGGCGGGATGGTCACAATTCTGGTGTTGGTCTGTATAAGTCTGGGTTTCGCCCTATACTTACAGTGGAAGCGTAACGCCTCGATGGCGGACAAGCTGCTCGATACGATTACGCAAAATACCGTTGCAATTACCACCCTGACGGAGGTTATCCGTGCAAATACTCGCTAGACTGGAACGCTGGATCTTTCCCTGCACCCGCCGGATCGAGCAGGCCCACAAAGAAAATTCGCGGGCGGTTTACGAGGCCGTCTGCACCATCCGCTCCCTTCACGGACGGCGGACGGTCAACTGTCTCACCGAGTCGGGCAAGCCGGCAGAATAGGGAATCATGTCATGGAAATTTGGTGAACGGTCGGAGCGAGAGCTTCGCACCGTCGAAGACCCGTTGCAGCGCGTGTGCCGCCGGGCGCTGGAGCTTTCACCGGTCGATTTCGGGATCCTGCAGGGGCTTCGTACCGCCAAGGAGCAGGCCGACAACGTGGCGCGGGGCGCGAGCCAGACCCTTCATTCCCGCCACCTGACCGGCAAGGCCATCGACTATGGCGTCTATGTCCGGGGCAAATACGTCAACGGCGACACCGAGGACGAGTACGAGCTTTATTACCAGGTCGCGCTGGCCTTCAAACAGGCCGCCAAGGAGCTGGGCATCGCCATCGTCTGGGGTGGCGACTGGAAGACGCTCAAAGACGGCGGACACATCGAACTCGACCGGAAGGTTTACCCATGATCTGGCCCAAAGCCCTTTTGACCTTGTGGAATTACCGCGCCCACATCGCCCTGATCGCCCTGCTGATCGGGGCTTTTTTGTACGTCCAGCACCGCGAGGCGCAAGCATACGCGCGCGGGGTGAAAGACACCGAAGCCAATTACGCCAATGCCGAGAAGGAAGCCCGCAATGCGCAAGCCCGCAAACTCCATGAAATCCGCCAACTGGACGACAATGCTCTTGTGCGCCGTTATTGCGCTTCCAGCGTGTTCGACGTCCCGACCGATGAATGCGTGCGACGTTATCCCCTTTTCCGTCGATAGCACTTTGACCCGAACCGACATGCAGAACGTCACCGCGCACAACGAGAGCGCCGCCAAAGGAGGAAAATGAGGGGTTTGAACAATATCGGGCTGGGCCTGTCGCCGCGGCTCCGGACGAACAATATCATACAGCCGATCGCGCCCAGCGCAGGATCGCCGGAATTCTGGCACGACGCCGCGGACACCGACCCTGCGAACATCGGCCAGACCAGCAATCTTGTCCTGACGCTGGCCGACAAATCCGCGAACAACCGCTTTTACCAGCAAGTCACCGGATCGTCGCAGCCCGCGACGAACGGAACGCAGATCAACGGCAAGAACACGCTCGTATTCAACGGCTCTTCCAGCTGGATGCAGATGCAAAACCAGCCCGGCAACATCGCGATGGGGCCGAACACGCTGTATATGGTCCTGAAGCGGAACGCGGTCGGGGATCATATGTTTCTGGGCGGCCATAGCGGCGGCTCGGCATTCTGGGGGATGCTGTCCACGACCTTCGGCCGTGACGCGCTCTGGCTGAACGGCGGGGGCTTCAACCCCGGCGGCAACATCCTGAACTCGACGACCCTGTTCCTGCTCGTCCTGCGCCGGCAGGGCACGACCCTCGACTGCATCGTCAACGGCGTAAAATACACCGCAACCAACGCGTCGGACGTATCCTTGCCCAACTCTTTCTCCCTCGGCCGGGAAGAGGCAGCGGGCGGGCGGAAGTATTTCAACGGCCTGTTTTGTGAGGATTGCGCTTATCAAAGCGCGCATTCCAACGCGGAAATCAACGGCCGCGCGCTCTACTTCATCAACAAATGGGGGGCACCATGGACGAACCTTTAATCCTTACCGGATCGCTGGCAGCCGTTCAGCACGATCTTGCCGTCATCAATGCCATCGCGGCCACCTATTGGGCCGGGGAAGGCTACACGGTCGGAACCAACCCGGACGGCACGAAATACGTCGTCGGCAAGGACGCGGACGGAAACGACATGCCGGGCAGCAGAACGAACAGCTGGGATGTCGTGAAGCAGGCGCCGAACGGGGATTTTTATATCTGGTCGCCGACCTCGCACCCGCTGTTTTACCTCTGGCGCGACTACCTGCCCGAAGGCGTCACCGTGCAATGCGCCGAGATCGCCCGCCCGGCCGAATGGGACGCCGCCATCGAGGCGGCCTAATTGTTCAGCTGCGGGTCGATCCGCACGACCCTGAATTCCGGCTCAAGCTGCACCAGCTCGAAATCCTTCGTATCCGCGTAATCGACGATCCCGCATTCCAGCGTGACCTCCTGCGCGTCGCTGTTGAGAAACCGGGTAAGAGAGGCAAGGGCGGCGTCCATGCTGTTATGGCGCAGCGTCCCGAAATGCCGTGAATCGTCGACGAGCGTTACGGCGACCGCCCAGACCTCCCGCAGGCCCATCCCGCCCCCTACCAGACGCGATGCTCGAGCGGCACGTCCTCGACGGCCGCGCGGGCGATAAAACGCCATATCCTGACCAGCTGCGCCATCATGCGATCAGATCCAATCGCTTGGCGCCCGGCGGCTTTCGCTCGCTTGGCTTTTTGGGAGCCGCGAGCGACGCGACGCCGACCGCGATCACCGTCAGGAGCAGGAGCACAAGGCACTTCCATATGAAATCAGCCATGGATGCCTCCTACTGCAGCGGCGGGACAGGCCCGTTGTTATTGCGCTGCCACACTTCGACGAAGGCCTTGAACTGCACGGGGTAGCGCGTGGCGAGCGCGTTCAGGGCGCTGATGACGAATCCCTCCGTCACCTTTTTGGCGGTGAAGGCCATCCGGTGCTCGTCGACCTCGAACAGGAGCGCCATGGGCCGGTCATTCTGCACCGCCACCGCGAAGGCCCGCACGATGTCGAGCGCCGTTTTATCGTCTTTGGGATCATCACTCATCGGCGTTCACCAGAAGGCTGACAAGGAGAGAGCCTACACCGATCAGGCGCAGGGTTTCCGCATCCGCCCAATCGAAGCCGAGCTTCACGAAGGCGTACCCCAGACAGGCCAGGACAAAGAGCCAGAACGCATCCGTAAGAATGGGCAGGAGGGAGCTGTCACGGCTAGGCATTAGGCCCGCCAATCTGGAGCAGCTTGTTCTCCGTGGCGTGCTGCAGGACGGTCTTGCCGCTGGGCAGCATGATCTGGCCGAGGAAAGCACCCTCGAACGACAGGATCCCGCACTCGATGGCCGTCACCTGTCCCTTCACCCAATCCCGCACGACCGAATAGACGGCCCGGCCGGCGACCTCCACGGCCTTTGCCTCGTGCTTTTGCTTTCCGCCCCGATGATGGCGCGGATTGAACGGGTGCTCTTTCAGCCAGGCGGCGGCGTAACCCGCCATCGAGGCTTCGATCGTAATAGGCATGTCGCGGTAACGGAATTGCACGATCAGCTTCTTGTTTTCGAAATCCATCATGGATCCGAACGACTGGCAGCCGAAGTGCTGGAGGATCTTCTGTATCTCCCCCAGCGCCTTGTCGCCTGCCGTAACATTTTCATACGGCAGGGCCATTACTGCATGCTCCCGACTTCCGGAGCCTTCTCAAGCCGGACGTTCTCGCCCTCCAAAAGCTTCGACACATAGATGGCGGTTATTGGTCGACTACGAATAATGCCCGCAATCCCATGGGCGATAAAAAAATCTGTAGCCTTATGAGCGAGGACGCGGTTCTGTCCCTCCCGTTCTTCCAAGATAGCCAGAACGCAATTGTCTTTGTTCACGGCATCAGTGACCGCCGCAATTACCTCGCGTTTGCGCATACCAATTTCGTCAGGCGACATTTGATGCACAGGCTTAGTGAACTGGTCTTCCATAGTATTTCCCTTCTCAATTTGATTGAACGTCCGTCCCTTGGTTTTTATCTTCGTGCTTTTTGAGAAGGTCTGTCAGGGCTTCCGTTGCCAGCGCTTCGATCGTCTTTCCCGTCATCACGGACAGGAATTTGACCCTGCGGCGCAAGGTTACATCAATATGCGTGGCAAACAGACCCTTCGTAACTTCCATAATAACTCCGAATAAAAGTTCATTGACGAAACGTTTTTCTCCGCATAATCTACAAATAACTTAAGTCCTTTGCAACATAAAAAGGGTATTACATGAAAAGGAAAATAAGACAGGTCGTTATAGCGGCCGACTTCGTCACCGAACACCGCGTTTTGCTTGATACCGAGGTTCAGAGCCGCAAGATTACGATCCACGGCGAACGCATCATTCCCTCGATCTATGTCCTATGCCCCGGCCGCCGCGCTCCCCGCCCGGCCCTGCGCCTCGTCAAGGGAGGCCGCTAATGTCCGCGCAAGGCCCATACACCCCGCACAAGTATTGCCGCGCCTACAACCCGCTGGGCGAGGCTCCGCCGCGCGTCCGCTTTGTCGACATCACGCTGGCCGATGTGTTCGGCGGCCTCGGCTGCATCGTGATGATGATCGGCGTTTTCGTGCTGACCCAGATTTTCGCCTGAAGAATTCCCGCACCGGGATAACCCGCGCGCCGGGGCAATCGGGCGCAGAAGAGAAGGAGAGCCATATGGCAGGAAAGTTTAAATTCATCGGCGTTGGGAGGGTGGGCAATGATCCGGAAATCCGCACCTTTCCGGATGGCGGGCTTGTTGCGAATTTCAGCATCGCCGCCTCGGAAAGCTGGAAAGATGGGGACGGGCAAAAGCAGACGCGCACGGAATGGGCGCGGATCGTCGTCCGCGACAAAGGCCTGATCGAGAACGTGATCGAGCCGTATGTGAAGCAGGGCAGCCAGGTCTTCGTGAATGCGACGCCGGAAACCCGCACCTATGAAAAGGACGGGGCCAAGCACTCGATCACGGAGATGGTTTTGCGCGCCTTCAGGGACGATTCCCTGACGCTGGCGGACACCATGCCGAAACAGGATCGCGACGCGCGGGTGCCGGCCAACCAGAGCAACCCGCCCGAGCGCAGCGCAAACAACTACCGCCAGCAGTCGCGCGGCCCGAGCGGCCCACGCTGATGACAACGCAGACCCCCGCCCAGCCCCAGCAGTTCGTCTCCGGTCATGCCGGCGCGGCCTGTCCCGTATGGCCGGGCGGGGCTGTATCGCCCGGAGGAAAACCATGACCGAATTCACCAGTCGCTTTGACGTTCAGATCGTCAAGAACTGCCACGACGGCCCTGGCTCGAACATTAAGCGCGGGCTGATCTTTACCTCCAAGGGTACACAAAATTCTGTGATGAAATTCCGGATCCTCGTGCGCCAGCACCCACTGAATGAATACCCTTTGGTGCATTACGGCAACGGCCATATCCGCGGCTCGCTCTGGGAAGAAATCGGCAAGCTTAAAGGTTTGCAGATGCTCCACGACAGCAAGACAGTTCCATACGGACAGCCGGATTTTACCTTCGAGCAGCTGATGGAGCTTTACGAACCGCTGGCCTACGAAACGCTCGAAGACCAATCAATACGACGACTTTTTTAAAGGAGGAACTATGAACACAACCGTTACCGACCCGCTATCCGACCTTAACCGCATGAGCCACGAGGCGATCAGGGAAGCCTACGCCGCCCGGCAAGCCGTCATAAACGGCATGACGAACTGGCAGCGAAATCAGGCGGCGCGCGCCTGCAAAGGCGATTGGGATGCCCTCGGCATCGAGGAGCTGCGCGAGTTCGCCGCCATGGAACGCCAGAAGGCATAACCATGGAAGACGTTATCGACAAACCGAAGCTGGGAGATCCGCTGGACAGCTACAAAGGCAAATGGCGGTACGTCGCCGTTACGCATGACGGGAAGCACTGGCGATCGCACATATCGTTTGAAACTAAAGAAAGAGCTGAACGCAATGCGAGAGGTTTAGACCGGTTTGTGAAAACAGCAGAGAATATAGAATTCCTTTTGTTGGATAGCGCGGACGGTTTATTCAGGGCAGCCGATTATCGTTATGTGATTGTGCTCCCCGACGCTGAATAGTCGTAATATGTACTCTACAAGTTCCTGTTTACACCGTGTTCGCTTCATGTATTCTTCAATAAAGCCGGTCGGGGTAGCTCCCCGGTACGACCTGCCGTTTTAAGGGAACGAGGTCTAAGGCGTAATAGAGGATGTCCTCCCGCTATTGCTCGCCGGTTTTTTCTTTTCATGGGGGACTCTTGCCGTACAATCACGAACATGAATATTTAGATCCGCGCTGGCACCGCAAGAAGGCGAAAATCCTTCAGCGCGATGGCCGCCAGTGCCGGATCGAAGGTTGCGGCGAGACGGTCGCGCTGGAAGTCCACCACATTCGCTACCTGCCGATCCATGTCTGGGATTACCCGGACAAACTGCTGCTTACAGTGTGCGGCTACCATCACAACCGCCTGACCCGCCAGCAAAGGGCTGAACGCGGGCGCAAGGCTGTCAGAGCGCGCCGTGCGATCATGCGCAACACGGCGCGCGCCTACACCCGCAAGAAATCCCTCCGGAGGCGCAGATGAGCGTTTCCGCCGCCGCACTGCGCAAGCTGGCTGCCCTCGATCTATCCGCCGAGCAGATGGCCGGCGTGCTCGAACTGATGGCCGACATTCAGGAGAAGGAAGAAACCCGCCTTGCCGAGCAGCGCGAGCGTAAACGCCGTTCCCGCGACAAGTCACGGGACAAGGACGTGACCGTCACGGGACAGTCACAGCCCGGGTTTCCCCCTTGTCCCCTTCCCTCTTTCCCTGCACCCAATCACCCATCCCCTATACCCCCTTCCCGGGATATTTCCGCGCCGCCGCCGAAAAAGGCCTCGAAGCCTGACCGGCAAGCACCGCCGCACCCAGCCACCGACCAGAACCTTGCGCAGTGGATGAAGGCCACCGGCCACGGCCCGAGCGACCTGCCGCAGGATTGGGGCGATTGGGCTTACGAGCAAAACGGCATGTCGGCGAAGGAAATTGACGAGCAATGGCAGCTTTTCCGGCTGTACTACCTGCAAAACGCCAGCAAGCCGAACGGCCGGAAAGACGACTGGTTCGCAGCCTGGCAGTCATGGTGCATCAAATCGCCAGAATTCAAAAACGAGAGGAGGAAATAGCCATGGGCTTCACACCAACCAAAACCCGCGAAGAGGCGCACAACGTCGAGGAAACCCTGCGCTGGCTGATGCAGCAGGAACGCGCCCGCCGTGCTGACCCGGCTTTCGACCTCGACCCCAGCGTGAAGCGGGCCATCGCCGCGCTGGCAAAAACGTCCGAACCGGTGCGCGTCTTCCACTGGATGAAGGATGTCGAGCTGGTGACGCGCTCGGCCGAAGAGGGCCGGGTCTGGATCACCTGCAAGGACAGGCAGGCGGCGGAGCGCATCTACCAGTACCTGCATTCCGAGCTGATAACCGCCTTCGGCACCCGCTCGATCGACCTCATGGTGGGCATGCTATGCGTCCGCACGCTGCAGCCAGGACGGCCAGCATGATCGAGAACCCCAACCTTATCCGCGGCCTGAACATGGCGCCCAAGAAGCGGGATCCGGATACCGAGCGCCTGAAAGCCGAATTCCTTGCCTCCCGTGGCGCTACCCTCTGTCCCGGCCCCGGAGAGGGCCAGAAGTCGAACCACAGCACCAACGCATGGGTGCGAAACCGCAAAGCGAAGGCGCCGACCAAGCCGAAACAGCCACGCGTCCAGCTGTCCGATGAAGAGCGCCGCCATCGCCAGCGGGAGCGTAATCGCCGCGCTGGCATCAAATCCCGCGCCCGCGCCAAGGGTATGACCGCGGACGAGTATCTGAAGGCCATGGAGTCGAACCCTATTTCACGCGGCGCCAGGAAGGCCCACGCGCGGGCTCGCGGTGAAGACGTGGGCGTGCAGGCCGTACAGCAGGCAAGGGAGATCGTAAACGAGATCCGCTCCGTAGCAACAAGCGCTTACCGGCAAGAGATTGCGGATAGAAACGCCAAGGTGGTCGAAACTTATCTTTCCGGAGCCTCCCTCGACGCCTGCGCCGAGATTTACGGCATTTCGGTCGGATCAGTGCGCCACGCGCTCAAGAACGCAAATGTAAAGCCACGACCATGGGGCCATCGAGCAAAGCCCGCCGCGCCATCCGACTATGTGATCGAAACCGGAATACCGATACCGCCCAGAGCCTACAACTACGGGGATAAGAAAAAATATCCGCTGGGCGAGCTTGAGATCAATCAGAGTTTCTTCGTTCCCGGCCTTAGCGAGAATATTCGCTCCGCCGTCGCCAACTATGCAAAAAACCACCCCGGAAAGACGTTCACCAGCCGCTTCATGGATGGCGGCGTGAGGGTATGGAGAACATCATGACCTGGCTTTCCCGTTTCTTCGACGCCGCCGGCCGGTCGATCGTTCACGGCAACCCCCAGCCCGATCAGGAAAAGGCGCGCCTCGCGGCCGAGGAGGTCATCGAGCACGCCAAGGCGTCACAGGCGCAGCGCGGCAAGCCCGTAGCGCTGGCCGGAGACGGCGACGAGGTTATGCCTGTGGATCAGATCGTCCGGCACGAGCAGTTTCAGCCCTAACCATCACGGAGGATATGATGGAAACAAAGACCGCCGGGGAAGCCCCGGTAAAAGAAAGACCAATCTTGTTCAGCGCGCCGATGGTGAGAGCCATCCTGGAAGGGCGCAAGACGCAGACGCGACGGGTAGTTAAACCATCGAAAGCTCATGCAGATGGTATCATCATGCTGGATCACGGCAGAGGATGGTGGCCGTTCAATATGTTCGGAGACAGTGAGAGTGATCGGGGCATGGAATACCCGATATACTGCCCTTACGGTTTTACGGGCGACCGCATGTGGGTGCGGGAAACATGGGCGGATGCCAACAGCGATGACGGCCCCTGTATTCTCTACAAAGCAGATCATAATCGCCGCTATTTGATGCACGAGGATCATTTCTTGATGGAAGATCCCCGCGGGCGGAATGGCGAAAGCTTCGATTATTCCAAAACCGGCAAGGCCCGTTTTTCCGGATGGGCGGGCGATATAGAAGGCAGAGGCAAAGGCTATAAGCCGTCCATCCACATGCCGCGCTGGGCCAGCCGAATAGACCTCGAAATCACCGCCGTTCGTGTCGAGCGTTTGAAGGACGTCAGCGAAGGAGATGCCAAAGCGGAAGGTGTGGAGAGACATCCAAAAGAGGACGGCTGGCTTCCATACGGCCCGACTCTGATGGAATATCTAGATGGTATACCTTACGGTCACTACGAATTTGCCAAACATAGCTTTGCGTCTTTGTGGAGAGCCATCAACGGCGCTGAAAGCTGGGACGCCAATCCGTGGGTCTGGGTTGTCGAATTCAAGCGCGTGGAGGCCGAAGGGGTAAATCCCTCGAACCGTGCGTGAGGACGGCTTTCAAGATCGCGGCCATCGGCCTGCCGTTCTTCATCGGCGGGATCTATGCCGAGCGGAAACAGCCCGAGGACTATTGCTTCCTGCCGAAGAAGGTTCCGACCGAGCGTATCACGCCGGTTAAGCCGAAGCCGCCCAGCGTGCGAGAATACTTCGCGCTGGTGATGCCATGAAGACCGGTAAGGCTGGGGGCTTCGCCCCCAACGCCGCGTCAAGGGTAAAGGCAAGCCCGAAATCCTCGCCATGCTCGCTTCGGCAGGCCTGCAGCTGCGCGTGGCTCCGGTTTCGCCCTGTGACGCTCTGCCCCCCACCCTCGGCGGGAGCCAAGGGTAATGGCGCGGCCATTCCCCTTTAACGATTTAGAGCAACCCAACACGGAGAAGCGATGAAAACAGACGATTTTTTTAAGACGGTTACAGAGAAGGTCATTTCCGCCATGGAAGGCGGCGACAATCCGTTCGTAAAACCATGGCGCAGTCAAGGTATCGGATACCCTGAAAACCCGACCACGGGCAAGAAATACACGGGTTTCAACGCCTTTTGGCTTTCCTTCCTCGCAATGCAGGGTTCAAGCCACCTCTGGGCGACTTACAACCAATGGGCGGAAGCCGGAGCGACCGTCCGCAAGGGCGAGAAAGGAACGCCCGTCATTCGCCCGATTGAAATCAAGGCGAAGTTTAACGAGGCATCCGAGCAGGAAGGCGAAGACGCTACCCGCCTGTTGTTTAAGACCTACTACGTTTTCAGCCTCGATCAGGTCGAAGGCGCGGAAGCTTTCCGGCCCCAGCCCATCGAATTGAAGCCCGTCGAGCGCAGACCGGATATAGAAACAGCCGTAGCGAAAACAGGCGCGGCCATCGTTCCCGACCTTAGCCAGTGCTTTTACAGGCCAGCGTCCGACACTGTCCACATGGTCGACGCTGCGGCATTCGAGAGCATCGAGTCGTACTACGCCGTGCAATTCCATGAATTGGGCCACTGGACGGGCGCGGAAAAGCGTCTGGCGCGTGACCTGTCCGGCAAATTCAAGAGCGAGGCCTATGCCGCCGAGGAATTGATCGCGGAAATGACCTCCGCCTTCCTTTGCCATCACTTCAATATCGACGGCATGGATCGCCACCACGGCCAGTATTTGAAAAGCTGGGCAACCGTCCTGAAGAACGACGACAAGGCGATATTCAAGGCCTCCGGTATGGCATCTAAAGCCGCATCGTTCCTTGTGCCGGAACTCGGCAAATAAGTTTCTAAAAGCGTATTTCTACCAACCACTTAATTGAGAAGGGAAACTACCATGACTAAAGACTTTGACAGAAAATCCGTTGCACTGAACCTCCTTGCCGTATGGGAGGGCAACGTCCGCAAGACAGGCGCGGATCAAGACCTTGGCGACCTGATGGCATCCATCGAGGCGCACGGCCTCCTAAACCCGCTCCATGTTTTCGACAAGGGCAAGGGAACCTATGTCGTAGCCGGCCAGCGGCGTCTCCTAGCCCTGCAAAAGCTGGCAAACGCGAAGAAGATCGACAAGGACTATGCTGTCCCCTGCATCGTCGTCGACATGGCGGACGCGCTGGAAATCAGCCTTGCCGAGAACACGATCCGCGCGGACATGCACCCCGCCGACCAGTTCGAGGCCTTTGCCGCGCTGGCGGACAAGGAAATGCCGATTGCGGACATTGCCGCCCGTTTCGGCGTGACCGAGCGCATCGTCAACCAGCGGCTGCGCCTTGGCCGTGTCCACCCTGCCCTGCTGGCGGAATACCGCGATCCGGACAGCGACCTCAACCTCGACGAACTGGAAGCCTTTGCCCTTACGGACGATCAGGACGCGCAGCTGATAATCCGCCAGCAGCTGGGCGGCCGAGCGACCGCATGGCGCATCCGTGAAGCCCTGACCAAGGACGAGGTGCCATTCACCGACAAGCGCGCCCGCTTCGTTGGTGTGGCCGCCTACGAGGCCGCTGGCGGGATTGTCCGCCGCGACCTCTTCGACGACCGCGAGAGCGGTTATCTGATCGACGCGCAGCTGCTGAACAGGCTTGTTTCGGAAAAGATGAAAGAAGCCGTTGCCAGCGTACAGGCCGAAGGCTGGAAATGGGTCGAGGAGCGCGAACAGTTAACATGGTCTGAAAAGCAGAAGTTTGGTGAGGACAAGGGCAAAAAACCGCCTTTGACGTTTGAGCAAAAATCCGCGCTGGACGACCTCCAAAAAGAACTCGCCGAACTGGAGGAGATCGACAACGAGGATGGCCTGTCCGATGAACAGGAAGCCCGTAAGGAGGAAGTCGAAGACGCTATCGACAAAATCGACAACCGCACCCCGACCTTCAGCAAGGCCGCATACGCCCGAGGCGGCGCGGTGATCGTCCTCGACTATGACGGGACACTGGAAATCACCCGTGGCCTGATCCGTAAGGCCGACATGCCGAAGGATAAGAAGGCGAAGGACGGGAAGGAAGCCGACGAGCCGGAAAAACCCGCCTTCAGCCAGAGCCTTCTGACCGACCTGAAGGATTACACGCTGGACGCCATACAGGTGGAACTGGCCGAAGACCCCGACACCGCCCTGATCGCCGTGGTTTATTCCCTCGCCATCCGGCGCACCTCGAAACGGTACGGCTGGAACCCGCTGGCACTCGATGCAAAGCCCCAGCGTGTGCCGGATGATGCTACGGGCCGCGCCTACATCGAAACGCTGGCCTCCGATAAGCTGGAAGGGATGCCAACCGCGCCCGCAGACCTCTGGCACTGGCTTGGGCTTCAGACCCGCGAGAAGCTTATGGATATGCTGGCCGCGCTGGTCGGGCCGCTGGTGAACCGTAGCGCATCCTCGACGAAGCAAATCCGCAAGCATCTTGAGGTGGACGTGCGCAAGCACTTCACGCCAACGGCGGCGAATTACTTCGGAAAGATAAGCGCGGAGCAGATCATGGCCGACCTGAAGGAAATGGGCCAGACCGAAACCGACCTGAAGCCGCTGGCAAAGCTGAAGAAGAAGGAACTCGCCCTATACGCCGAGAAGATCGCCGCCAGTGACTTTGCATGGCTACCGGAGCCGATGCGCGACCAGCCTCTCGACGAGGACGAACTGGCCGACACGGAAGAAGCCGACGATTGGGAAGGCATCGACGGCGACGAAGACGATATGGACGAGGCGGCATAATGCGGACGCCTTGGATCATCATCCGGGCCAAGGAGGGCGATATGCACTGCAAGCGGTGCGGATCGTCCTCCCCGATGCCGGAAGGCCCGCTTCCCGTCCGCGAATTCCTCGCCCCGCTGGATCGCTTCCGGCTGGTCCATGCCGGATGCAAAGACCCTGTTGCACCGCACAACGCGCAATAGGTCAGAAACCCTGACTTTTTCTTGTACACCCACGCCTGTGGGTGTACATTATTTTTCGGCGGAAATCCGCTGATTATCAAAATCAAGAGAAGGGAAATTAATGGAAACAAGTAAAGCGGAAGAATCCCCGCAGCGCCCGCCCCGTGCAGTTGCCGGATGGTGCAAAAACTACAACGGTTTTGCGAATAATGAGACCTGCAAGGCCGGAATGAATTACAAGACCGTTGCCGGATCAGAAACCGGATGGATTAATATCCTGCCATGTACAAAGCCTGTGTCTTGCGTGTCCTGCCCGAAAATGGAAAAGCCAACGGAGGCCGAAGTGGCGGCGTGGGAGGAATACACAAAAGGACGCTTCCAGATGATAATGACCGCCAGACGAGCCATTATCCAAACTGGGCTAAAAGGCGGTTCGATTGAATGCCCCTCGTGTAAGGGCGCGCTTTATTTCTCCATTGCATCAAACGGCCACGTCCACGCGAAATGCAGTGCCGAAGACTGCCTTTCGTGGATGGAATAGGAGGCCGCATGAACCTCTGGAAAATCCGCTGTTTTATCCTCGGCCATTCGTGGGCCTGCTATGGTAACACGACGAAGTGTCTGGCTTGCGATAAGGTGAGCAAACCATGACCGCCCCCGACAAGGTGAGAATAAGCGATAAACCCGCGTCGCCACTTCTTCGTTACTGGTTCGAGCTACCAGAGAGAACCCGAATTTTAGCGGCATCGCGTTTCGGCCTCCCTACTGTCTGGATAGCCTATCGTGAAGATGACCGTGACGCCCGCCACGTTGCTATGTGCCGCCTCATGTCAGAGCTATTCCAGTGAAAGCCATCGCCTACGTCCGCGTATCGACCGACCGGCAGGCCGAGGAAGGCGTCTCCCTCGCCGCGCAGGAGGAGCGCATCCGCGCCTATTGCACCATGACAGGCCTCGACCTGATGGAGATCGTCCGCGAGGAAGGTGTGAGCGGCAAGATCGCGCTGGGGGAGCGCCCAGCGGGGCGGCGCGTCATCGAGCTGCTGGAACAGCACAAGGCGAAGCACGTCATCACCCTGAAGCTGGACAGGCTCTTCCGCGATACCGTGGACGCGCTGGGGCAGACGCGCATCTGGGATAAGGCGGGGATCGCCCTGCACCTGGTCGACCATGGAGGCGCGACCATCAACACGGCCAGCGCCATGGGCCGCATGTTCCTCACCATGATGGCGGGCTTTGCCGAACTGGAGCGCAACCTGATCGCGGAGCGCGTGACGACCGCCCTGCGCCACAAGAAGCGCGGCATGACCGTCTATAACAAGTCCGTCCCGCTGGGCTTCCAGCGCACCGAGGATGGCCGTCTTGTCCCCTGCCCTGAAGAGCAGGCCATTGTCGGCCAGATCATGGCGGAGCGGATGCAGAACCGCAGCCTGCACTACATCGCCAAGACACTTAACGCCGCTGGGCATCGAGGCCGCAACGGCGGTAAGTTCTACGCCTCGTCGATTTCCAAAATCCTGAAGAACGACATATATTTACATAACGCATAGATAGCGGAATAGCTTGTCATAACGCATAGATAGATCAGCGTTCTCCCAATTCTTTCCACCATGACACAAGAGCGTCAGCCACGATGCCGGTAAGATGAAAGGCAATCGTGTACACAACGATGATGGCGATCCCTACTCCGAATTCCGGTGCGAAAAAGGCGTTTAACGTGCCAGTGATAATCCCGCCCACCGTCCAGATTTCGATCTGGGTCATTTTCGCCAACCGGCCCATGGCTTCCTCCTAATGCAGCGTGGGGGATGGGTGGATTTCCTGCCCGAAGAAGAAGATGGGCGGCTCGCCATCATCATCCGGAACGATGATCGGCTCTTGCGGCGCGGGTTCAGGCTCGGCCTGCTGCGTGATTTCCTCCGGCGTAATCAGCCGCTCGAATTCCTCGGGCGTGATGCCCATCTCGGCCAGCCCGCGAAGACATTGATCCCGCCAGCGGTCAATCGCGGCCAGCCGCTTCGTATGCGGATCGACCCGCTGCCACGCGTCCACGAACATGCCCATGGCGCCGATCAGGACGGCGACGACCGGAACCCACCAAGACTGAAGCACATGGAGGTTCGTCGGCCAGTAGCGGAACAAGACCATCACGGCGATGGACAGCAGCCCGCCCAGCGCCGTGTAGGTGAAGCCCAGCGCGGGAGCCTTCCACCATGCCTTGCGCAGCTCTGACCGATTGCGCACCCGCGCGGCCTCGATGTCCCGAAGGCACTCCACGCGAACCCCGATCTGCTTTTTATAGCTGGTGACGTACACCCCGATAGCGGCGACACGGTCGGCCAGCGCCTCGGCCTGCCGCTTTGCCCTCCGGTCGAAGGGCGGCTTCAGGTAGAAGGGATGCAGGCGGACGTTCAGTACCCGCGATCCGGCCGTGAACACGACCATGGATTTTGCAGGCTTGTCGGGCGCAGGCTTGGCGATCAGGAAGCCCAGCTCTTCCGGCGGGATACGCGCCTTGCCCGCCGACTTCATCACATGGTCATAGCGGGCCTTTTCCTGCGCCTCCCTGATCCGGTGCTCGTTCTGCATCCGGCTCACGACCTGACGGGCTTGCGAGGCCTGCGCGACCTGCGCCGCGTGGAACATATCGGCCATGCCGTTCGAGGCGAGGTTGAACAGGTGCCCCGCCAGCGGCTTTTGCGGGTTTACCGGAAGCTGGATCGCATGGCCCCGATAGGGCTGCGCCGCCGCCATCTCGTAAAGGTTCTCGGGAATGTCCGGCACCGTGGGCGCGTGCGCGGGCAGGCCCAAATCCTCGACCGTTATCTGCCCGATCCGCTTTGCCGCCCATTCCAGCGTGTCGTGATCCTCGACATGGAAGAGGATATGCGCGGATGAATTCGCAAGGAACGAGCGCAGGCCCGACTTGCCATAGAGCATGTCGAGCTGCCCCAGATCCTGCACGAAGGGAAAGCACCTGATCCCTCTCGACCGCCCAGCCGCAAAAGCTTTGAGCATGATCTCAAGCTTCCCAAGGCTGAAAAATTCGTCGAGGATGAACAGGCACTTTTTGTCCCCGGCCGTCTGGAACATCGCCCGCAAGGCCAGCGACACGAACAGCCGCAGGAAGCGCCCGTTATCTTCCATCTCCTCGATAGGCAGGATCACGAAGAGGTCAAAATCGCCCGTCTTCAGCTCGCGCAAATCCATATTGGACTTGCCTTCGAGCACCCGCCGGATCGGCGGAGCGTCGAGCCACATGGTGTTTGTCCGCGCCGAGCTTTTGAAATGCCCCGCCTCGTTGTTATGCGAGGCCATGATGGCCGCCCCAGCCGCCGCAAGACCGCACAGGCTGGCGTTCTTCCCCATCTCCTCGATGAACCTGTCCAGCGCTGGCGAGGTCAGAACGTCCCGCACCTGCGGCAGCGTCCGCATCGGCGGCAGCGCAGCGGTCAGCAGATGCGCCCCGATCCCTCTGGCAAGCGCCTCCGACCCGGCATCCCAATGCTCCGCCTTCGGATCATGCCGGACGATCATCGCATGGAAAATCGCGTTCATATCGCCCGTCACCTTTTCGGACGACTGGTCGACGAACTCGAAAGGATTGTAGGTCGCGATGAGCCTATCAGGCACCTTCGATATCCGGTACGGATCGAGTACCCGCACCTTCCGGCCCATCTTCTCCCGTATTTCCCAAGTCGCGTTGACCACCGCCGCCGTGGGATCAATGCAAAATATATTGTCCTCGGCCTCGATCACGTTGGGAGCAATCAGGCAGGTTGTTTTGCCGCCGCCCGTTCCAGCTATGCCGATAAGGCTCGACTCCGTGGAAATCCCGATCTTTTGACCGTCCGCGTCGTAGCCTAAGAACACATCTCCCTTCTGGAAACGCTTCCCATGCTCGAATTCGTATTGGTAACGCGAGCTGGTATGATCGTAAGCCATCGCCGCCTCCTTTCACGGCCATGGTGTAAGAGCCATCCCAAACCGTCAAACCGTCAATTCTGACATCGCCATGGTGCCCGTGAATTCGAGCGGTTCGGCTGCGATCACTGACCGGCCCGCCAAGGATCAGATGACCCGTATATGCGCCGATAGCCAAGGTTCATGACCCATGGTAGATTCCCACTGCGCACTTATACATCGCTACGCGATGTGAAGGCCGACAGGGGGATGGCGTGGCGCTCTATCATTTTTCCGCATACATCGTGGGAAGGAAGGAAAAGCACAGGAACTCGGCCGTGCGGACGGCCGCCTACCAGTCGCGCGCCCGGCTGATCCAGGAGCCTACGAAGTTCGATCCGCCCAACCCTGAAGACCCAAGGAAGCCGCCGAACTACGATCACGATTTCCGCCACAAGGGCGGGCTTGTGCATGAGGAGATCGTAGCGCCGAAGACCGCGCCGGAATGGGCGCACGACCGGGAAAGGCTCTGGAACGCCGCCCACCAGGCCGAGAAGCGCAAGGACAGCCAGATCGCCCGCTGGTTCGATGTCGCCCTGCCGGCCGAGCTGTCACACCAGCAGCGCGTCCAGCTCGTGCGCGGGTTTGTCTACGACCATTTCGTCAAGCGCGGCCTCGTGGCGGATTTCGCGATTCACGCGCCCGAAGAAGGCAACAACCACCACGCCCATTTTCTGATTTCGACCCGGCAACTGAAGGGCGACGGCTTCGCCAAGACCAAGCACCCGGATTTCCGGGGCAACAAGGCGATGCTCCGCGAGCAGCTGAAGAACATCACGCGCCCCGCATGGGCCGAGCATGTCAACGCCGCCTATGAGCGGGCGAACCTCCCGCACCGCGTCGACCACCGGTCTTTCGCTGACCGGATGATCGACCGGCGGGCCACCGTCCATATGGGATACAACGCCATCAAGCGGGAGCGGGAAGGCAAAGGCTCGACCATCGGCGACCGCAACCGCGCCATCATCAAGATGAACGCGCAGGAGGCCGAGCTGTCCCGCGCCAAGCTCGAACTGGAAGCCAAGCGGACGCTGGACAGGGTTCCCGTCAAGACGAAAAGCCCGGAGCGCAGGCCGGTCGCGGCCGTCTTCGCCTACCGTGCGGATCCTGCGCCGGCGACGAAGCGCGAGCGCGCCTGGGCGCAGCGGGATTGGGAACGCGTCCTCGATCTGAAGCGCCGCGAGGATCTGGCCCTTCTCGACCTCGACCGGAAGCTGCACCCGCAAACCCACGCGCTCGAAGCCGACCAGAAAGAGCGCAACGGCCGGTTCCGGAACAACGTCCTCGCCGACATCGAGGCGATCGAGCGCCGCCTGTCGAACACCGGCACGACCCGGTTCTTTCGCAACGTGTTCGGCCTGAACCGCAGGGACGAGCAGCAGAAGGAGCTGCACCAGCTGACACTGGCTGCCCTCGCCAAGCGCGAAGCCGAGGAGCGGCACGCGCTGGCGGCCGACCATGAGCGCCAGAAGCTGGCCCTGATGGGCCGGTATGCCCGCCTGCGCGAGAAGCTGGAAACCAAGCTGGCGCTGGAGAAGGAAACCCGGAACAGGAACCGCGGCGCGATGAGCGAACGGAAGGACAAATTCGAACAGGCGCGGGATCACGCGCAAGGCCGCAGGGCGAGCCAGACCGAGCGGCCACCCCCAAAGCCGGTACCGGCGCCGCAGCCTACGCCGCCTTACGGCGCGAAAGGCCCGCTTTTCCCGCCGACACCAGGCCACATTATGGAGCAAAAGATCGAGGCCGCCATGAATACGCCCGAAGGGCGCAAGGCGGCCGGACTGGAAGATCCTCGCGCGCGAGAAGATTTTACCCGGCAGGCCCAGACCCCCGTCCCTGATCCACGGCCAGCGGACAAGCCCGGCGCCGAGCCGGGCAAGCAATGGCGCAAGGTCGACGTGGAGCCGTTCGCCCAGCCCGAGCGCATGGACTGGTGGAACGATCACAAGCGATCCGATCAGGCGCCGCAGACTATCACGCGGGAATGGTGGAAGGCGGCCGAAGCCGCCCCCGCGCCCAAGGCCGAGCCGGGCCGCGAGAACGATCAGGGGCGTGGCCGCGAACGAGAATAATGTTTACATAACCCCACAACCGAATCATAGAAAAACGGGATGGGGTAATGCGAACATGCGAACCATAGCCCTCGTGGCGCAGAAAGGCGGGTCGGGCAAGAGCACGATCGCCATCCATCTGGCCTGCGCCTTCCAGTCCCACGGCTTCAACACCGTGATGCTCGACCTCGACCCGCAGGCCTCCGCCAAGGAATGGCACGACGCGCGCGAGGAGCCGCTGCCGCATGTCGCGTCCATCGTCGCCTCGCGCCTTGCCCGCGAGGCTGCGGACTATCAGGACATGGGAACCGACATCCTGATCCTCGACACGGCCCCGCATTCGGAAAGCACGGCGCTGGACGCCATCCGCATGGCGGATCTGGTAATCGTCCCCTGCCAGCCCTCGATCATGGACATCCGGGCGATGGGGAAGACAACCTCCCTGTTGCAGCTGGTACCGAACAAGCCCGCCTACGCGATCATGAACGCGGTGCAGCACCATTCGATACAGGCGGCGCAGGACGCGGCCGTCACCATCGCCACGCACCTGAAGCTCCCCGTCGCGCCTGTCGCGCTGGGCGAGCGCGTGGCCTTCAACCGCTGCCTTATCAGCGGCCTCGCGGCGCAGGAGATGGAGCCGGAAGGCAAGGCCGCAAAAGAGATCGACTATCTGTACCAGTGGGCGTGCAAGCAGCTGGGCATCGAGGAGCGCAAGGCAGCATGAGCAAGAAGGTGGATTTCGCAGCCGGCCTCGCCGCCAAGCGGCAGGCCGAATTCCCGATGCTCCAGCCCGAACCGGCCGAGAAGAAGGCACACAACCTGCCGCCCTCGCGCCTGACGGCCACGGGCGACAAGAAAGTGGCGATCAGCGCCTACTTCGAGCCGGAAGTCCTCAAGCAGTTCAAGATCCTCGCCGTGCGGCAGGACAAGAGCCAGTCCGCCCTGCTGGCCGAGGCGCTGAACCTGCTGTTTGAAAAATACGGCGAGAGCCCGATCGCGCGCGCCTAATGTGAAGTTTTTGGGCGGCTACGGGATCACCCTGTGCCGATCCATCAGGATGCACTCGTCCCTGAACATCCGCGCTTCCATGCCCTCAAAATCGACCAGCCCGGCCGCATAGGCGGCGAAGGCCGCCGCGTCCGACGCCATCCGGTCGCGAAAGAAGCGCTCCCGCGGCGTCCGGCTGGGGAGTGCCGCCCTTGCCCGCAGGTTGTCCTGCGCCAGCGTGGCGGCCAGCTCGCGCCCAACTATGAGGTTATCGGGCACGGCGGCGGATCCGCTGGGCTGACGGGACGGGCGGCGCGACCATCTCCACCCGCCCCTGCGCTCTGGCGCGGCGTCCGAGCTTCGTCCGCTGGATTTCAGCGAACGCCTCGCGCAGCTCGTCCTCGTCCTTTTTCCACCAACCGATTTTCACCTTCACGACCTTCTTGCCCTCTTTGATCGGCAGGACGGTCACGTTGAAAGCAGCCAGCGCGTTAATCTCCGCCACCGCGGGCTTGAGGACGTGCTTGTTGAATTCCCCGAAGGCCGGATATTTGTCCTCCGGCACGCCGAGCATGTTCCGGAACTCGTCGAGCGTGAAATCCTGCGAACTTTTGTAGGTCAGGTTCACGAACTGCGAAACATTCTCATAAAGCGATATCGCGTATTTCGAGGTAAACGCCATCAGGATCGGCAGGGCGATCTTGCCCCAGATGGTCGACTGGCTAAGGATTTCCAGCAGCATCGGATCGAAGCTGTATGTCAGGACGCCCGCCGGTCGGTCGGGACTGTCCATATCGTTGCCGCCGAGAAACTGGACGCGGCGCGTCTTTCCGCTTGGCAGGCGAACCACGAGGATCGTACGCATCAACTGCTCGATCGACTCCGTGATCTTGTCATAGCCTTTGTGGCCGTCGGTGCGAAGCTCGTCCAGCTCGATCGTGTAGCGCTTCCCTTCCTTCACGCCCTGCATATGGGCGTGGTGCCACATGATGGTGATCGCCCGGCGCGCATAGAGCGTCAGGTTATGGTGCCCGGACACCTGGATCAGCTCGGCCGGCTTGATCGCCTCGTCCTGCCGGGGCGTGAGCTGCAGCGTCAGGATCTGCGCAGAGTCGGCCATGCGCCGACCATGGCGCGCCTCTTATGAAAAGCCAAGCCTTTTCGCTTCACTTTTTTGCCCACAAACTTCATACTTGCCGCCATTGCAAACCCAAAGATTTGAGAAGGGGAATTCATGAAGACTTTTTACGGGACTAAAAAATTGAACGCCATTCCTATGACGCGTGGCGTGTATAACGACTATCGGGGCTGGCAAACGCCGGCAGATGAGGATCCGAACGACGCTGGCTATCTGGTCGAATATGCAGATGGCGGCAAACCTAACCATCCTGGCCACGGCGGCTACATCTCTTGGTCGCCAGCAGACGTCTTCGAGGCAAGCTATCAACCGCTGGACGGCTTGAGCTTCGGACACGCGCTGGTCGCCCTGAAAGACGGCCACAAGGTCGCCCGCGCCGGTTGGAACGGCAAAGGCATGTTCCTCTATCACGTCCCGGAAGGCGCTTACCCAGCCCGAACCGAGATTGCCAAAGCGACGTGGGGACAAGACGGCCTAGTCCCGTATGGTGCGTACATCGCGATGAAAACCGCACAAGACAACGTCGTGCCGTGGCTGGCGTCGCAGACCGACGTGCTGGCGAACGACTGGCAGATTATCCCATAACCCGACACCCAGCCCACGAGAGAGAAAAACCCGCCAACGGACACGAGCCTCGGCGGGTTTTTCATGCCCACGAACCTCATAAAAGCGCCCCAGCGGTTTCACAGCAGCGCCCACAAACCTCACCGAATCGGCCATATTTGCCCATAGGTTTCAGCGTTGCCCCCAGATCCTTCATAGTTGCCGGTTTAACGATATGGTAACGCTTGGCTTTTCGGCACGGAATCTAGAAGGTTTGAATAGATAGAATACCTTGAAGCGGATTATGGGGATTCCCGGAAAGCCTGCCGTCTGGCACAATACGGCATGGACGACGAGGAGATGAGCAAAGCGATTGATCTGGCTTTCGGTATGCATTTGAGCATATGCGGCAACCATTTCATGGCCGAAACCATCAGTAACAACAGTGTCCAGCAGCTGAAGTATGAAAGCCTCGTGTACGCACACGGCGTTATTCTGGCGAGAGCGTGCGCCGACCTAGCCTATGGACTGGCAGAGCGCGGAGATTCGCTCGCATCGTTCTTCAATGACGTTTCCGGCGTGTATTCCACAATCATCGGACACCACGCCCATGCCGAAGATGAGCCAACACCGGAAGCAGAGCGCATTATGAGCCGCGCTATCGTTTACGGGCAGTCGGTGCTTCTGGCGGATATCTTCTACGCGCTTTACCGCCCCGGTTAACGAAACAGGATTCACAGCCCTGACACGCTCTGGCAGAATCGGGTTTTCGAGGGAAAGCCATGATCGACCGCCGCGCCTTGTTCGGATTCCTGTCGCTGCCCTTCACACCAGCGCCTACATATGCGGACGCCCGCATGGTGGAGCGTTTGGACAAGATCATCGAAGCCGCGCAGGAGCTTCGTTCACAGTTCGACGGATCGGGCCGCCTTCATACACTGTCCGCCCGCTTCCTGTCCGGCTCGCTCTCTCACCGATCCGCCCTCCTGCAAAAGGCGATCAGGCGGGGCTACCCATGAGAGCGAATCGTGTACCGGAATGACTACATCGTGGCGCTTTGTCTGATGCGGAAGCTTTGCGGCCGGATCGAAGCCCGCCACGCAGAGGTGATCGACCCTGAGAATTCGGAATTGGGGCGTGAATTCGCTTCAGCGATGCAGGGAAATTTGGCCTGCAAGCTCGCCGCGAGAGTGCTTGCCCTGAGGGACACGAACTATGAAAGGGTCGATCCGGGTTTCGTACGCCGGATGGAGCATCTATGGAGCTTGGCCGACTCCATCCTCGACGCTGACACCCGATCAGCCGGACAATCCGTAGACGCCATCATGGCGCGTGCCTTGGTAGACGGCATCGGAATCCAGCTCGCCAAAGAGGTGATGCTGCTGTCAGGCGAAGTTCACCGACCAGAGACACACTGAGCATACCTCGCGATCGCTTCCGTCAAGCCCGCCGCTACGCGGCCCTTCGGCTTCGGGGCTGGACGTGCGCTCTTCGCTTCGGTCTTCTGGAATTGTCCGGGACGAGGATCATGTCCGTTTTCGCCTCCGGCGGGACCGAACCAGGATCATAGGGACGGGCTGTCCGCCTTTCGCGGCCACCCGACCCTGAAGAAAAACGGCTTTCGAGAAAGCGATAAAAACGGCTGTCTATAATGGTATAATGCCGTCGATCTATATTTACCTCTTGCTTGAATGATATTTTTTCGTCACCCTCGCCTTTGGGGGTAACATGCACGACGATTTTCCGCTGGTGATTCCACCGGCCGCCAATCCCGAAGCCCAGATCATGCACCGCAAGGCCGACCGCGCGAGCGTCGGCTATTTCCAGCGCGCGCATGTCGCGAAGGTTCTGGCCCGGCTGAACAACACGCTGCAGGACGCCGCCGTCCATGTCGCCTACGCGCCGATGCTCTGGGACGCCCCCAAGGAGTACCGCATGATGAACTACGGCGCGCGATCCGGCGGCATGCGCCCGATCGGCGCCGAGGAGAGCGAGGGCCGCATCAACTTCCTCGTCGAGCGCAAGAAGGTGTTCGTGCGCTGGCGCAAGGCTGCACCGCAAAATGCCATTCTGACATGCGAGGATTTCTGCCAGCGGGAATTATCGCTTTATGCCATTCGAGAAAAACATAATGTCAGCTGGGACACGGCCATGGAGCGCCTTCAGGTCGGGCTGAACGAGTACGCCATCGCGGCCGGGTGGGGGGACCAGATCAATGGCCGACCCTAAGGACGACAACGTCATGAGCTTCTTTTCGGGCCGTCCGGTCGCGCCGCGCGACGTGCTGCCTCAAAAGCCACGCGCGGCGACGGCGGACGAGGAGCTGGCGCTCTTCAACGACCTGACCGCCTTCCTCATAAGCCGCAAAGGGAACCTTACCCGGATGCAGATTGTAGGTATCTGCGACGCGTTGAAAGACTTCGCGAAATATAACGCTTGACAAAGCGGGGAGAATTCCCGCAATACTTGTGCATACTCGATTTTCTGTCTCCGCCGCGAAGCAACGCAGGCGGAGTTTTCATTTCAGCGCGGGCGTTATCCCCTTCTCACCTGCGCGAAATCAGGCCGCGCCGGTGCCGGAAACACCGCGCGGCCTTTTCATTTTCAGGAGGCCTTCATGGCAAACGAACTGATCGTCATTCCGCGCCGCTTGGATCAGCCGATCATCGGCGACAAGATGCAGATGCAGGGCAGCCACGTCGCAGCCGGCATCGAACAGCGCCTGAACGCGGACAACGCAGCCGTATTCACCTGCCCGGACGGCACCGCCTACATCGAGATCTACGCCAAGAGCGCGATCTGGTACCGCCTCACCCCCAAAGGCATGACCGCGGCGAACGCAACAGTCGGCCAGGACAACTACCTTGAAGCCGGCGGCCGACACGAGCGCTGCGCCGAACCCGGCTGGACTGTCAAGGCGATCGTCGACTCCTAAGCCTACACCCAAACCCGCGCACTTCCGGCGCTTAACGGATGCCCTCACAGCATGAGCAAATTAAGTAACAAGCAGATCCGTTTCTGCGAGGAATATCTTGTCGACCTGAATGCGACCCAAGCGGCGATCCGCGCCGGCTATTCGCAACACACAGCAGGATCAATCGGCGAAGAGAACCTGAAAAAACCTGACATCGACGCCCGCATCAAGGCTCTTCAGGCCGAACGCTCGAAACGGACCGAGATTACCGTAGACATGGTCCTTCAACGCTGGTGGGCCATCGCCAACGCGGACGCCAACGAATTGAGCGAGCTTCGCCGCCGCTGCTGCCGTTACTGTCATGGCGAAGGCCACGAGTATCAATGGACCGAGCGGGAATTCAAAAAGGCGCAGGAACGCTATCTGGAGTCCCTGAAAGAGGATGATTTCGCCGACGAGGACGAGGAATTCGCCTCTGAACCGCTGGCACCTCCTGATCCGAAAGGCGGCTTCGGCTGGGATCCGCGCCTTGAACCGCATCCGGACTGTCCGGAGTGCTTTGGTGAGGGCGTGCCGGATATCGTGTTTAAGGACACGGGCAAAGCCAGCCCAGCCGCCCGCCTTTTGTATGCCGGCGTGAAGCAGACGAATTCCGGTCTTGAGATCAAGACCCATGACCAGATGAAGGCGCTCGACAACGTGGCCCGCCATCTGGGCATGTTCAAGGACAAAGACAACAGCCCCTCGGCCGTAACCATACAGGTTACGCGCTTCTCTGATGCCGACGATCCGCCTTCCACATAACTGGAAGCCGCGGGCGTATCAGCTCCCGCTCTGGCGATACCTTGAGAATGGCGGAAAGAGGGCTCTGGCGGTCTGGCACCGCCGCGCAGGTAAAGACGACCTCTGCCTGAACTTCACGGCCTGTCAGGCCATGCAGAAGGTCGGCAACTACTGGCACATGCTGCCCGAGGCGGCGCAGGCCCGGAAAGCGATCTGGAAGGCGGTCAACCCGCACACCGGCAAGAAGCGTATCGACGAGGCTTTCCCCCTCGAAATCCGCAAGTCGACGAACGACACGGAGATGTTCATTGAATTCATCAATGGCTCGTCCTGGCAGGTTTTGGGGAGCGACAACTATAACAGCCAGGTGGGCTCTACGCCTCGCGGAATTGTCTTCTCCGAATGGGCGCTGGCAGACCCTAACGCTTGGGCGTACATGCGGCCGATCCTTGCCGAGAACGGCGGATGGGCGCTCTTCATAACCACGCCGCGGGGCCGCAACCATGCCAAGAGCATGTACGACGCGGCCACCAAGGCGATGGGTGAAGATGGCAGCTGGTTCTGCCAGAAGCTGACCGCCGAACAGACGGGCGTGTTCACGAAGGAGACGCTGGAAAGCGAGCTTCGCGAACTGATCGCCGAGATGGGCGAGGAAGAAGGAACGGCCAAATACCTGCAGGAATATTTCTGCAGCTTCGACGCAGCCCTGCCGGGTGCCTATTACGGCAAGGAGATGAACGCGGCCGAGCAGGAAGAGCGGATCCGCATCCTGCCATACGACCGGCGGTATCCGGTCTATCCGGTGTTCGACCTTGGCTTCGGCGATTCCACGGCGATCCTGTTTTGTCAGGTCATTGCCGGCGAGCTTCGCGTCATCGACTACCACGAGAGCAGCGGCCAGAGCGTGCCTTTCTACGCCAAGCTGATGCGCGACAAGCCCTATGTGCTGGGCAAGCTGATCCTGCCGCACGACGCCGGCACGGGGTCGGTCAGGACGGGCAACACGATCGAGCAGCAGTTCAACGATCTGGGCTTCGAGACGGAAGTGCTGCCGGTTGTCAGCCGTGACGCCGGGATCAAGACGGCCCGCACCACGCTGGCGATCACGTGCTTTCATTCGACCAACTGCGAACGGCTGATCGAATGTTTGAGGCACTATCACCGGGAATGGGACGACAAGAACAAGGTCTTCCGTCCGACACCGAAGCATGACTGGTCCAGCCACGGATCGGACGCCTACCGCTATGCGGCGGAGGCTTTCAACGCTGGCCTGATGGACCCGGAAAACACGAGCAACAAGGATGAGAAACCCAGCGATGCCCCGATAGGGCCGCAGGGCTGGATGGCATGATAGAAAGCGATAATTCGGAAAAAACGGACAAGGAGCGATCCACGGCGGCCACGGAGAAGCTGCTGGCCGAGGCGCATGCCGATTTCAAGACGGCCAAGGACTATTACGACGAGGAATACGCGAACGGCGAGGAAGACGCTGAATTCCTGCAGGGCGATCCGTGGCCCGAGAACATCCGCAAGATGCGCGAGGCGCAGGGAAGCCCCTGCCTGCACATCCCGCGCCTCGCGCCGTTCGTCCACCAGGTCGAGAACGAGCAGCGTCAGAACAATCTGGCGATCAAGGTTTCCCCGGTCGACGACCACGGCGACAAGGAGACGGCCCGCATCCTGCGCGGCATCATCCGCAACATCGAAACCACGTCCGGCGCCTCGATCGCCTACAACAGGGCAGGGCACAACCAGCTGCGCCGCGGCATCGGCTGGATCAGGATCACGACCGCCTACGCGGACGAGCGCTCTTTCGATCAGGACATCCAGATCCTTGAGGTGTTCGATCCGGGCAGCTGCTATATCGACCCGAACCACAAAAATCAGGACGGATCGGACGCAGAATACGGCTTCGTTTCCGAGATGGTCGACCGTGCCGTTTTCGAAGCGCAGTATCCGGGCAAGGATCCTGTCAGCTTCAAGGAATTCGGCAGCGTCGATGGCGACTGGTGTACGGAAGACAAGGTTCGCGTCGCGGAATATTTCAAGAAGGAGTGGAAGGATACCACCCTTTACCAGCTGCTGGACGGAAACACCTGCACGGCCGAGGAAGCCAAGGAGCAGGGAATCGACGTTGCCGGGCTCAAATCCCGCAAGACGCGCATTCCGACGATCAAATGGTACAAGCTCACGGCGGCCGATATCCTCGAAGAGACGGTCTGGCCGGGCAAATACATTCCGCTGGTGCCGGTTTACGGCGATCTGATCTGGCATGAGGGCCGCCGCATCGCCCGCTCGCTGATCCATGATGCCAAGGACTCGCAGCGCCTTCTGAACTACTGGAAATCCGTCCACGCCGAAACGATCGCGCTGCAGCCGAAAGCGCCTTACATCGGCGCTGTCGGCCAGTTCAAAACCAACCGCGAGAAATGGCTGAACGCCAACGTCACGAACGCAGCCTTCCTTGAGTATGACCTGGTCGACCACAAGGGCCAGCTTGCGCCGGCTCCGCAGCGTCAGGCGCCCCCGACCGCATCCATCGCCATGTTTCAGGAAGCGATGGCGGCCGGCGAGGACATCAAGAACGCGCTGGGCATGTTCGAGGCCTCGCTGGGCCAGCAGGGCGACGAGAAGAGCGGCAAGGCCATTCTGGCCCGCCAGCAGCAGGGCAACAACGCCACGTTCCATTTCATGGACAACAGGGCGGTCGCGATCCGTCAGGTGGGCCGCATCATCATCGACCTGATCCCGAAAATCTACGTCGGCGCCCGCGTGGTGCGCATTATCGGCGAGGACGGTCAGGAGGAGACGGTCAGGACGATCACAGGCGCTGGCAAGCCTGCCAACCAGAACGAGGGTATCTATGCGCTCGACATGGGCAAATACGACGTTGTGGCCGATGTCGGCCCCGCCTACGCCACCAAACGCATCGAGAGCGTGAACACGATCATCGAGCTGATCCGCGCACAGCCGCAGATGGCGGGCATCGTGGGCGATATCCTCTTCAAGAACCTCGATTTCGCGGAAGCGGACGACATTGCCGAGCGCCTGAAGGCCCAGCTGCCGCCCGAGCTTCGCGGCGACGATCCGACCGCGATGCAGCTGCAGCAGGCCGCAAAGGCGATCGAAGCCCTGAAAGCGCAGATCGCCCAGATGGATCAGGCGCTGAAGGACAAGAGCCAGAGCGAGCAGCTCGACCGCGAGGTCAAGCTGAAAGAGCTGGATATCCGCTCCAAGGAAGTCGACAACAAGGCTGTCGAGGCGCAGGCGAAGCTTATGCCGCCCGCGCCTGTCATGCCTGCGGCCGATCCCGCGGCTGCAAACCCCATACAGCTGCCGCCCGGCGTCACGATGGAAGCCATTATTCAGGCCGTCATCGCGCTGGAAGGGCAGGTCGAGGACGCGTCCAACGCGCTCAACATGATTCTCTCCCACGAGGGAGGCGAAGAGGGGACTGCGGCCCCTGAACAAGCCGCTGCTTAAACCAAGGAACGTAAATGACGACCGAGAACGACCCGACGCAGGCGGCTCCTGCGCCCGGGGCTGACGCCCCGCAACAATCCGCACCGTCCGCGGACACACAGGACGAGGGCCAGACCGAAGGCGGCGATAATGAAGCCGGCGAGGGTGGCGAACAAAAGACCAAACAGCAGCCTTCGGAAGCAGACAAGATCCGCCATGCGATGCAGAAGCGGTTCGACAAGGTCTATTCCACGGGCAAGGATTGGGAACGACGGGCAACGGCGGCCGAACAGGAACTCGCCAAGCTCAAAGGGCAGCAATCCGGGCTGGTAGAACCCAAACCGACCGACTTCGAACACGGCGAAGACGATCCTGCCTACTGGAGGGCGCTCGGCAAGTACGAGAGCCAGAAGGAAGTGCTGGATCAGAAAGAAGCCGACGCCAAAAAAGCGCAGGATGAAGCTTACGCCAAATCCATCGAAGAAGGCCGCAAGGCATTCGAGAAACGGGAAGCGGCCTTCGCCGCCAAAGTGCCGGACTACGATGCAGTTCTGGTGGAGACATCGGCGCTCATCAAGGCGGCAATGGCGACAGACCCGCAAAACCCCGCTCTCAAAGTGATCAACACCGCCATCATGCACGACGATGACGGCCCGGCGATCGCCTACCATCTCGGCCAGAACCCCGACCTTTTCGACGAACTCATGACCAAGACACCGTTCCAGGTCATGCGCTCGCTCGCGAAAATCGGGTTCGAGCAATCACAGCCTGCCTCCGCCGCTCCCGCTCAACCAACCTATAAGGCGCCACCCGAACCCCTTCAGCCCGTCAACGGTCGCGGCCAGGTCGAAAAGAACCCGGACAAGATGACGATGGATGAATGGCTTGTGTGGCGAAGGAAAAACCTATCAGCCAAATAAAGACGTGAAGGAGCGTCCCTGATGAATGGCAAACTCTATCCTCACCCCTACCGCAGTTACGCGGGAAGCCCTGCGTATCCTGCACCAGAAGCTTAACTTTGTCGGCTCGATCAACCGATCCTACGACGACAGTTATGCAAAAGAAGGCGCGAAGATCGGCGACACGCTGAAAATCCGCCAACCGAACCAGTACAAAGTCCGTACCGGTGCAACCCTGTCCGCCCAGGACACGAACGAAACGTCCGTCGACCTGAAAATCCAGACGCAAAAAGGGGTTGACGTAAACTTCAGCTCTGCAGAACTGACGCTCAACCTCGACGACTTTTCGAAGCGTATTCTGGATCCTGCGATGGCGGTTCTTGCAGCCAACATCGAGGCGGACGCCTTCAACATGTACAAGGATGTCTACCAGCAGGTCGGGGCACCGGGCACGGTGCCGAACAGCCTGAAAGTCCTCAACCAGGCCCGCGCCAAGCTGACGGACTCTCTGGCCCCGACCACGGATCGCTCAATCATCCTGAACACGGACGCACAGGTCGAGATTTCGGACGCCCTGAAGGGTCTTTTCAACCCGCAGGACAAGATTTCCAAAGCCTACCGCGATGGCGTTCTGGCGCCCAATACGGTCAGCTTCGGCGACATCTACGAGAACACGATCGTCCCCGTACATACGAACGGCTCGGCGACCGGTTCCCTGACGGTGACGGGCGCTCCGGTCGAAGGTTCGAACACGATCAACCTGACGGGCACGGGCACGCAAACCCTGACCAAGGGGACGGTGATTACGATCGCGGGCGTTCAGTCCGTTCACCCGGAAACGAAGGTGGCATCCGGCAAGCTGCAGCAGTTCGTCGTTACGGCGGACGTGGCGGCTGTCGGCGGATCCTACACGGGCGTTCAGGTGTCCCCGGCCTTCATCGCGTCGAACACCAACCCGCGCCAGAACATCTCGGCCCTGCCGGCGACTTCGGCCCTCGTCACGGTCTCCGGTTCTGCCTCCACCGGCTACGCCCAGAACATGGCGTTCCAGAAGGACGCGTTCGCCTTCGCAACGGCCGACCTGATCATGCCGAAAGGCGTGGACTGGTCTGCCCGCGAAGTCATGGACGGTCTGTCGATGCGTATTGTTCGCCAGTACGACATCAACAACGACAAGTTCCCGTGCCGTATCGACATCATGTACGGTTACGCGACGATCCGCCCGCAACTGGCCTGCCGTATCACGGCCTAATTCCCTCCAAAGGAACCTTGAAAGCCGCCCTTTCCGGGCGGCTTTTTTCTACCCGCGTTCGCTTTTAAACCCAACAATCCAAGGAATGATCCATGCCAGAATTCGAAAGACAGTGGCTTCATCAGGACGGCAAGGAATCCGTCCTCGTCGAAACCAAGGAAGCCTATGACGCCGCCATTAAGGAAGGCTTCAAGCCCGTGAAACACAACCAGCCCGTCTCTGACGACACCGCCGAGCTGCAGGAGCAGCTGAAAGAGGCGCGCGCCGAGATCTCCACGCTGAACGGCCTCCTCGACAAGGCGAACAAAACCAACACCGAGCTGACGGCCGAATTGGAAACGCTGACCAAGGCGAATGCCGAAGGCGCCAAGCAGCTGGCCGATGTCCAGAAAGAGCTGAAAGAGGCAACCGCCGCTGCTGCCAAAAAGGCGGGCAAATAACCCATGGCAACGGTCCGCGACCTGATTACCCGATCCTTGAGATTGATTCAGGTGATCGGCGCGGCCGAGCCTGCCGGCGACGAGGACGCAGCCGACGCCCTCGTCACGCTGAACGAAATGCTGGAAAGCTGGTCGATCGAGAAGGACACGATTTTCGAAGAAAAGCGCGAAACCTTCCCCGTTTCCGCCGGCACCGCAAGCTATACCATCGGGCCTGCCGGTGTATTCGCGACTGTCCGCCCCGTCCAGATCAAGGCAGCCTTCCTGCGCGAGGGTACATCCGACCTGCCGTTGACCATCATTGACGACGTGGAATATTCCGCGATCCCGGACAAATCGGCCTCAACCAAGCCTTACCGCCTCTATTACGACGCCAACCACCCGCTGGGCACGCTGATCTTCGATAGCGTCCCGCCCGCCCCTTACACGCTCGGGCTGACCAGCCTGAAGCCGCTCACCACGCTGGCCGACCTCAACACGGTCCTCTCCCTTCCGCCCGGCTACGCGCAGGCGTTGCGCTACAATCTCGCCCTGCAGCTCGCGCCCGAATACGAGCGCCCGGTTTCCGACGACGTTCGCCGCATCGCTGCCGAAAGCAAGGGCGCGATCATGGACGCCAATACCATGAACCAGAACAACTCCTCGCAGGTCGATCCCGCGCTGATGCAAATCAGCTGCATGGGCAGGTGGCGATGAGACTGCCGCTGGTCGGCCCATCCTACCGCCTCGACGGCCGGTCTTTCGACTGCCAGCGCACGATCAACCTGTTTCTGATCGCCTCGGAAACCGGCACTTCCAAATCGCCCGCCTGCCTCCGGCTGACGCCCGGCCTTGCGTTGTTCGCGCAGGCCGGCGGCGGGCCGGGCAGGGGGTGCAAGACGACCGCCAACGACGGGCGCGGCTTCGTCGTGTCCGGCAACGGCTTTTACGAGGTGCTGGAGGACGGCACGACCGTCCTGCGCGGCACCCTGCTGACTTCCGTAGGCATGGTCTCCATCGCCGAGAACGGCAGCCAGGTCATGATCGTGGACGGCCGCTTCGGCTACATCTTCACGATCGCGACCAACGCCTTCGCCCAAATTACCGACCCGGATTTTCCGGCGTGCTCGATGGTCGACTATCAGGACGGCTATTTCATCGTCTTCAAGCTTGGTACCGGCCAGCCTTACATCTCGGCGATCAATGACGGCTTCAGCTGGGATCCGCTCGATTTCTCGTCGACGGAAAGCAGCCCTGACAACCTTGTCGGGTTGATTTCCGACCACGGCCAGATGCAGTTTTTCGGGACGCGCAGCGTGGAAGTGTTCAACAACACCGGAAACGCGGCCTTCCCGTTCGAGCGCGCGGAAGGCGCGATCATCCAGACCGGTTGCGCCGCCGGCTTCACGATCCAGCGCTTCGACAACACGGTTGTCTGGCTCGGCATCGACGAGCAGGGCCGCGGCGTCGTCTGGAAGATGAACGGCTACAACGCGCAGCGGATATCGACGCAGGCGATCGAGGGGCGCATCGCCTCGGCCAAGGATTTCACGGAGTCCTATGCGTGGACGTACCACCAGGAAGGACATATTTTCTACTGCCTGCAGGTCAAAGGCCTCGACACGACGCTGGTTTATGACGGCACGGTCGGCCAATGGCATGAACGCAGCTTTTTCAACAAGAGCCTGTCGCGCAGCGAGCAGCATCGCGCCGCCGGTCATTTCTTCTTCGCCCAGAAAAACCTCGTCATCGACCGGGAAAACGGCAACATCTACAACCTGTCGAACAAGGTCTATTCCGACAACGGCGACGCGATTATCTGGGAGCGCACCTTCCCCCACCTGTCGCAGGAAGGCGCGATCATCCCGCACAACGAGCTGGTGATCGACATCGAGCCCGGACAAGGGCTTGCGAACGGGCAGGGCAGCGATCCCAAGATCAGCCTGTGCTATTCCGACGATGGCGGCTTCACCTTCACCTCGTTCCGCAGCACGAGCGCCGGCAAGATCGGCCGCTATAAGGCGCGGGCGCGCTGGACGCGGCTCGGATCGTCCCGCGACCGCGTCTATCACCTGCGCGGCTCCGACCCGATTTTCTGGCAGCTGAATGACGCCTACCTGAACCCGCCGAGGGCTGCATGACCGCGCAGTTCCCGCCGATCAAGGAAGTGATCGCAGGCCAGAGCGGCTTTGCCCCGAACGTCTGGGCGCGCTGGTTCCAGTTCGTATCGAACGCGGTCAACGGCCGCGCGCCGGTCCAGCTGCAGGGCTTCGCCAAGGCGGACGTTCCTGACCCGGCAAGGTGGGAGGGAAGCCTGATTTTCGTGACCGACGATGTCGGCGGAGCCGTCCCCGCATTTTCGGACGGCACCAACTGGCGGCGCGTCACTGACCGCGCCGTGATTTCATAAGGAGGATTCATGGGATTACTTGGAAGCCTCGCTGGAGGCGTGCTTAGTGGCGGCGCTGGCGGCGGCGCGGGAAAAGCCGCTGGTATTCAGACCGCCGCAGCTGAAAAAGCCCTGCAGCTGCTGGAAGAACAGAACCGTCAGGCCCGCCGCGACGTGCGACCGTGGTATCTGGCCGGGACGAACGCTTCGGATCTTCTGTCGAGCTATCTGGGCCTGCCCGGCCCGAGCGGCGAGGATTATTACCGCCGCTATCTTCCGGCCGAGGCAACATGGACAGGCAAAGGCCGATCCGGGAACGAATACGTCGCTAACCGCGGCGATGATTTCTACCTCCTGAAAGAAGACGGCCTCTACACCCAGAAGAACAAGCGCGACGGCTCGCAGCCGGCGGACGCGGACTGGACGAAGATGGATATCGCAGGCCCGGTCACGCGCCCGGAAGGGACCGGCACGCTCCTCGACCCGTACCAGTATCAGGAAGATCCGGGCTATCAATTCGCGCTGGACGAGGGCAACAAGGCGATCGAGCGCAGGCTGGCCGCGCAGGGCAAGATATTCACGCCCGAGGCGGTGAAGGCCTTGTCGGAATACAATGTCGGCGCGGCGAACCAGACCTATAACGACGGTTTCCAGCGCGACCAGCAGCAGAAAACCTCGATCTACAACATGCTCTCGGGCGTATCGAACGCCGGGCAGAACGCCGCCAACACCCAGATCGCCTCGGGCCAGCATTACGCCGATGGCGCTGCCGAACTGAACACCCAGATCGGCAACGTGCAGGCCGCAGCCCAGCAGGCGAAGACCGCCAGCCGCGGCTCCATGTTCAGCAATCTTGCCCAGATGGGGATCAACGCCGGAATTGGATACGCGACCGGAGGCTGGGGCGGCGCGCTTGCCGGCCTGCTGAAGTAAGGAGGAACCATGCCTTTAGACCCGTCGATCCCTTGGGGATCGTACAATGCGGCGCAGGATCGCCGCCGCCTCGACATGGCGCAGCAGCAGATGGAGGACGAGCGCCAATGGCGTGCGGCCCAGCTCCAGACGCAAGGCGCCGACCTCGACAAGATCGCCGATCGCGCGCTCCTGAAAAAGCAGATGGGCCAGCCCCTCGATCCCCGCGAGCAGGCGGGCCTCGATGCGTGGAACGCCAAGCAGCAGATGGGCCTGTCCACGGACATGGAAGGCAACATCTACCCGTCCAAGCGCTCGATCTACGACATCATCGGCGGCGCAGCCCGCCCGACCGGCATCAATCCGGCCGCCGGCAAGGCAGGCCTGCCGATCGGTGAATTCCCGTCCGGGACGAAGGCGCCCGCCAAGGGGATTTCGATCTACGACACGAGTGCCGAGGCCAACGGCGCGCTGGACGCCATCGGCGATGCCCTGCCCAAACCCACGGCGGACGGCAGCAAGCCGCTGACGCTGGCCGAGCTGCAGAGCATGATCCCGGCGCTCGATGTGAAGGATCTGGGCACGCTTCCCCCGGAAATGGGCGGATCCGACCTGCCGCAGGTGCCGAACCCGAACCGCGATCAGATCCCGCAGCCGGACACGAGCGGCGAGTCGCCGTACCGCCAGAAGGAAGCGTGGAACCAGACGAACAACGCCAACGCCGACCTGAAGAAGACCAAGCTGCAGAACCAGGTGCCGGGCCTCAAGACGCGCGACGGCTATGTGCCGAGCGCGGACGACGCCAAGCAGACCAAGGAAGTGGCGCAGGCCGTCGACATGCTGGACAGCCTCCTGACCGATTATCAGTCCGCGCTGGACAAGAGCCCGAACCCCGTCGCCGGATCGCCCGAAGCCCTGCAGATCAACCAGCTGCGGGCGCAGATCGGCGCGCAGGTCAAAGCCATGGAAACGCTGGGCGCCTACGACAGCGGCGTGCAGCAGCTCATGAACCAGATGCTCGGCAACCCGATCATCGCGGGCGGCACGACCATGGACTTCGCGGCCAACCCGATCGACAGCATCATGTCGACGAAAACCAAGGCCGACCCGGCCACGGCGAAGGCGCTGAACAAGTCGAACATCGACGCTTTCCGCAAATACAGCCGTGAAAAGCTCAAATCGACTGCCGGGGCGCGTGGCTTTGAGGCGCCGCAGGGCGGGAAAGCTGTCTCTTATCAGGAGTATTTTAAATAATGCCAGATGTGGAAATGCCTGACGGCGTGATCGTGAACTTCCCCGATGACATGCCGAAAGAGCAGATCCGCGCCCTGATCCAGACGAAATTCCCCGACGCGGCCAAGGGGGCGGAACCCTCCTCGCCGCCTGCGGCGGCTACGGAGCCGCAGGACGGGCAGGAACCAGCCGCCGCACCTTCGCCCGCCGAAACCCCGAAACAGCCGATGCTGGCCCGCCTGAAGGGCACGCTGGGCCGTGCCGCAAAGCTCCTCTTCGATCAGGGCATGCAGGGAGCGACCGCGAACCTTGCCGACGAGGCCCAGAGCGCGATCGGCGCCGGCATCGCCTCCGCCGCTACGGGCGAACCCTATTCCAACCTCTACCGCGCTTCGCAGCTGGACGCGAACCGCGAACTCGAAAGGCAGCAGCATGACCACCCCATCGTTTCAGGCGCGGCGCAGGTCGCAGGAGCAATCGCAGGGCCGGGCGCAGCCGCCACGAAACTTCCTGCTGTTGGCCGTGGGCTGGCAGCTCTCGGCCGCGTGCCCGGCGGGATCGCCCTCCAAGGCGCTGCTGTCGGCGCGGCTTCCGCTCCCATCTATGCGGCAGGCGCTGCACAGGAAGGCCAGCGAGCTGACGCGGCGGGAGACGCTGTTGTTCCTGGCGCTTTGGTCGGTGCTGTTGCTGCCCCTGTTGCTGGAGCGCTGGGCAATGTAGCCGCCAACACGCTGGGGCCGCTTTCGAGGAAGGCTGCCGCCTATATCGGCCGCAAGAGCCAGGCGCGCCAGATCGTCGAAAAGCAGCTCACCGCCAACCCCGACCTGCCGAACGCGATCCGGACGGCTGAAAACCGCATGGCCGTGGCCGACCGCGAGGGCGTGCCGCTGAACCTTGGCGAGGCGCTGGACGACAATTCCTTGCGCGCGACCGCCGCCGCCCTGCAGGGCCGACCGGAAACGGCCGCGAGGATGCAGAAATTCTTTGCCGACCGCTCCGCAGCGGTACCGGGCGCGATCGACCGGAATATCGGCGCCATCGCCCCGAACGTCCGCACACCCGACCAGGCCGGCGGCAAGCTCATCAAGGCGGCCGAGGACAAGATCGAGCGCATGACGACGAAGATGCAGTCGGACGCGCACCCGTTCTACGAGCAGGCCAAGCTGGAAACGATCCCGGAGGATTCCCCCGTCCTGAAGCGCATGACCGTCCGTCAGGCGATTGCCGCCGCGCGCAAGGCCTACCCGGACGAGATCCCGCCGCTGGAAATCCCCAAAGGCCCGAACGGGGAAAAGCTGCCCGACGCGCTGATCCAGAAGCTGCGCCAGTCCGGCCAGCTGGGCGAGGGCGTACCGGACAATTCGATCGCCGTGCTGCACCACGCCAAGATGCAGCTGGACGTGATGATGAAAAAAGCCGTCGAACAGGGCGACAACACCCGCTCCAAATATCTCGGCGAGGCGCTGGGCGAACTGAACGCCGCGCTCGACAAGGCCTCCCCGGCCTATGCGCAGGGCCGCCAGATCTACCAGCAGCAGATGCCCGATATCCAGCGCCTGAAAGAGGGCCGCGTGGGCGACCTGACGCGGATGCGCGCCAACGGGCCGGAAAAGGCGACTGCCAAATTGTTCGAGGGATCGCCGACCGCCACGCGCGAGATGGTCGCGGCGCTCGGCCGCCCGGTCTCACAGGAAGCGGCTGCCGGCGAGCTGCGCCGGATCGCCGACACGAACAAGAACGACCCGCTGACCTTCGCAAACAAGGTCTGGGGCAACACGCCGTCGACGGCGGCGCAGGAGCAATGGCGCACCGTGCTCGGCACCAA